TTGACATCGAGCTAAGTGCTGGTGGCACGATCCCACAGGGGAATCATCTAGTGCGCATCAGCGGTATCGATGTATGCGGGAATGAGAGTGCGGCTTCCGAAGGCATCAACATAACAGTGGACGGTACTCAGGGATTATCGATCACAATCCCCAGGGTGCCGTGGAATCATCCCCTGTTTCCTGAGTACAACGTCTACGTAGATGGTCACCTCGAGACGGCCAATGTACTCATGCCTACGTGGGGATATCCACTGGCAACAGTCAACTCGCTAACTGGAACTGGCCCCGCTCCCCAAGAAGCTGAAACGGAGCAGGGTGATCTCAACGCCGTACGATGGAAGTTTCTACGAGTCACTATGATGAACAGTACTCTACGGGAGGATCCAATCGAGAACGGAGTGTTCCAGAACACCACTACCCTGGAGACGTCTATGATCCAAGCACGAGTTCAACCACAAAGCCCGATTATGGAGACTCTCTCTACGGATATCGAGCTTGTCGACAATCTCGTTGTAACAGAGGGAATGTGATGGCAGAAGAGTCCACCTCATCCAAAGAGAAAGCATCTGGACCTGCACCACAGTCAACTACGGAGGACGCCTACCCACTTGACCAGCTGATCGACAATGCAATGGAGATTTTCGGTCAGCCGCCTTTCGTCGTGGAAGGTGCTATCTCGAAGGCGGGTATTACAGGACCAACCACCAAGACCGATATGCAAACAGCTATTGATGACTTCCTGAATCAGGTTGATCAGAGTCATCCACAGGGAGGCTAAGCTATGGCTGGTGGTCCTTGGAGTGCAGTAACGATCGGGCAGGGACGCCCTGGTCTCTTCATCAACTTTGTCCCCGCTGCGATTGCCGCGATTCAGCCTGGTGTCAGCGGCGTGGTGGCAAGTATTGTCAAGGCTCCATGGGGTCCAGACAATCAAGTTATCACCATTGGCAGCGAAGCAGACCTCAACAACTTCTTCGGCCAGAACGATACGCCGCCGTATAACGCCTACTACGAAGGGCATCATGCTTTCCTGGGCGGCGCACGCCAGATCAAGATGTACCGTATCGAAGGTACTGGCGCGACGAAAGGAATGTATCAAGCCAAAGACAGCGTCGCAGCCAACATCTTCCAGATCACTGGCAAATACAACGGAGCGCTTGGCAACAGCTACAGTGTCGCGATTCAGACGAACCCCGTTATCGCAACAGCCACGGACGTACTGATCTACTCGGGAAGCATGCTATTGGCGACGTACACCACCAAGGTGTATGCTCGTGGAACGGCGGGCCATGTTCAGGAGATTGTCAATCTCGTCAACGCCGACCCGAACAACTTCTGGGTCGCCGCAGTATTCCAAACTGAAGGAAGCAGCACTCCTGCGAGTGTAGCTGTCCCAGGTACGGCACTGTCGGGTGGTGCTGATGGTTCTGCTCCTTTGATGGCCGACTACACCAACGCCATGACAGCCTTGGAAGCCGAGCAGTGGAATGTCTTCCATGCCGACATTCTGGATGCTGACCTGGCAGGTATTGGTGCTGCCTTCAAGAGCTGGATCGACAATCAACGCAAGTACGGTAGATACGTGGCGATGGTCACTGGCTCTGCGGCTGCTGAAACCACGGCGACTGCCAAGACCAATGCTGTCGCGATGAATGATCCTGCTGTTGTCTATGTGTATCCTGGTGTGTACGAGCTCAACAACAGCGGCGTTCGTACACTCATGCGGGGTGCCAAGTATGCGGCCACGATCGCAGGCATGTATGCGGCTCTCGCCCCAGGTGACGACTTCACGTACCAGGGGCTTCCCAATATTCTGGACCTGGAGGTGCGACTCAACAACGCCCAGATCTCGGATCTCCTTGCGAATGGGGTACTACTGGGAACGTTCGATGGCTTGCAGTTCAAGGTTGAGGAAGCCATCAACAGCTTGAGCCGTCTGGGTGCCAACCAGGGTGATGCTTGGAAAGATATCCAGGCTATCAACACCATGGACGCCATTGCCACTGGCATCACGGTCAGCGCGAACGCCAACTACATCGGCAAGGTACCCAATGATCTGGTGGGCCAGAACGCCCTCATTTCTGCTGTTAGAGACTTTCTACGGGTAATGGCAAACAGCAGAGCAATCGAACCGAAGTATACTGTTGGCCTCGATCCCAGGTATGTTTCGGCAGGCAAGAACGTCTTCCTGTACGTGACAATCCAGATCATCGAGTCCATGAAGTTCATCTACTTTACAATCCAAGTCGGGCCATAACCGAGGTGAAGGCGTTCCAAGCACATGGGTACTACAGAGCGCATCCTAGACCACGTCGCCGATATATGGGTGGCGTTGAAGGGTATAGCTGCGGAACTCGATGCTTGGAACGCACAACCTCGCACGGGGATCATCTATATCAATGGAGTAGCGAGCATGGCAACAGCTGAAGAGCCGACCCCTATCCCTTCTGACGATGTCCCCGCCAGGGTCGAATGGCAGGACCGTCTGGGCACCAGCATCCAACACAGTAAGACCGATACCACATGGTCAGCTGAAGATGCGCAGGGTAACCCATCGCAGGCCGTGACGGTGAATCCTGATGCAGACTCGGATTCGGACGACGAGACGGCTATGGTGGTATTCTCGCAGTCAGCGGGACAGTTTCGCGTGGTGGCAACTACCCCTGGCGAGGCTGGAACTGTGAGAGCGCAGTCAGCTCTCTACGATATTCAGCCTGGAGCGCCTGCCGTGGGCGTCATTACTCTGGGGTAAAGGAGTAACTCGTGCCTCTTGCTGCTGAACGCACAATCAACGGTAGCTTTGGCAAGCTGTATATCGGCGCTCAATGGCTTGCTAATATCCAGCGAGTCGAAGCCCGTATCACTGTCGAGCGCCGTGAGGTAAAGGTCGCGGGTACCCGACACACTGGCTACAAGGGGATGAATGTCACTGGCGAGGGTACCATCACGGGCCTGAAAGTCACGGACTTCTGGCTCAAGCTCGTCAGTCGTTACATGCGCGATGAAACCAGTTTCGTACCTCCTATCACTCTCTCGACAACCCTGGCGGACCCAGAGAACGGTGGAACCGAGTCACTGGACCTTGTTCGGTGCCGATTCTGGGAAGTGCCGTTCGGTTTCCAGGTGAACGAGCTCATCGAAGAGGCGATCCCGTTCACGTTCGAGAACATCAATATCCACAGTTGCCTTGGCGACGATACCGAAGGCTATGCCAGCAGTGACGGCGTCAACGAGTGTGGTGAGGTGGGCTTCTAAGAGGAGGTATCATGCAAGACGACGGGAAGAACGGCGCACAGCAAGTAACAGTCAAGCTTCGGCCACGTACCGATGGTGGAGGGCCTGTACGCGGTACGGACATGCTTGATGTCCCACCTGACCAGGAGGACCATCGGGTTGATCAGCCGTTCGACCCGTTGGACGAACTGCTCAATATTGATGTCACCAGGGGTATCGAGGAGGAAGTTGATCTCTCCCCGATGTTCAAGAACAAGTGGCGCGTCAAAGCTTTGAGCAATGAGCGCAACGCAGAATTGCTCGAACGAGCGACCCGCTACCGCGAGAACCCCAGGACTCGAGAGCAGATCCGAGAGCTCGACAACGTGGAGTTCGTACGCCTTGTAGTAGCGTATTGTGTCGTAGAACCCAACCTGCAAGACCCCAGGCTTTACCAGAAACATGGGATCGATCGCAAACGCCCCGACTTGCTTATTGCCAAGATCTTACTTCCAGGTCATGTCGATAAGCTGGCAGGTACCGTGATGCGCATCAGTGGGTTCCGCGATGACCTGGTCACCGTAGCAAAAAACTCATCGAGCGAGGAGGCCTAGCCAGATACTACGCGATCTTGTGGGCTAGACACCACAAGACGCCAGGCTGGTTCAGGAAATTACCCCGTGGTGAGCAGATCTTCCTAGTGGCGGCGGACATGTGGGCCATCGAGGCTGAGAGCAAGCCACGGAGTAGCTCTGGCGTAGCGCAAGCAGGTCGCACTCCTCGCGTAGACACAATGAGTCTCCAGCAGTTTGCGAAGCTGAGATAAATGCCGATACAGCAGGTAATCGCCAGCATAGCTGTCCAGGTACAGAATTCCCAGGCTCTCCAGAACCTGGCGAATGGGTACCGTGCTGTCGGTCAAGCTGCATCGGCTGCTCAGAACAACATGAATCAGTTTAGTCAGAACGCCCAGAACGCTAACAGGCAGGCGACGGCGTTCACGGGGAGCATCGCCAAGCTGACCCAGAGCATGGTGCTGTTCAGCGTATTGCTTCCCGTAGTGCGGCTCCCTCAGACAGCTATCAAGAGCTTCCAGGATATGGTTGATGTCGGCACTGAGTGGGAGCACCAGATCCGTAGCATCAACAGCCTTCTGGCTCTGAACGAGCAGGGTTATCAGCAACTCAATGCTCAGATGAAGCAATTGGCTGTGACCTATGGTCTTACCACTGATGAGATTGGCAATGCAGGCAAGCAGATTGCCAGCACTCTAGGTGTAATCCAGCGCAACACTGCTGGGATGACCGATGCACAGCGGGCGCAGGATGACTACAACACATCCATTGCCATGATGGATAAGGTAGCCAAGCTGAGCAGGGCCAGCTTCGAAGATATGAACACTGTCACAGAGGCAGCGTTCAGTATCATGGCTACAGGACGTCTAACGCTAGGCCAGGCGGATGATGCCTTCAACGAACTGTTCAAGACAGTCCAGATTGGCCGCAGCACCTTTGCTCAGTTCAACCAGGATGCAGGCAAGTTCATCCCGTTAGCTGAGGATTGGATCCAAACAGCAGATAATGCTACGGATAGATTCAGTAGGCTTACTGGCGTCTTGAATGTGTTCGCCACTGCGTCTAATTCTCTAGGTAGTGCTCGTGCAGCTACAGGTGTTGGACGTATGTTCCAGGCTATTGCTGGCACATCTACTCAGCAACAGCAGATGATCGCACAGTTAGAGAACTTCCGCAGGCGGATGGGTTTGGGGCAAGAGTACAACATCACGCCGCAGAGTCTCTTCGCAACGGGTGATACACAGGACATCATCCAGCGGCTGTGGAATGTGTTGGGTCCGCAAAGCCCGATTATCTCCCAGCAGATCGAGAATATGCGTCGCAGAGGTAGGCTGCAGGACGAAGGTGCAGCCCGAGAAGCGCTTGCTCAACAGTTGCAGAAGAAATACTTTGAGCAAGTCCAGGCAGTGAGAGCTTTCCAGGCTACTACGCCAGGAGCACTCGCCGAGATGGGCAGGGCAAGAGAGGCTGCTCCAGGCGAGGAAGCTGCATATCAGCAATACTTGAAGGATCCACTATCTGCGATCCAGCGCATGAACTCCGCCTGGACAACCCTGAAGGATAGTGTCTTCGAAGGCATAGCCCGCGACGTTGTACGTCTGAACGTTGGGTTTTCTCAGCTATTCGAGGAGATCAACAAGGGTCTTTCCAGCGATGCTATGCAAGGCACTGGCTTGGGCGAGCGCCTGAAGTATATCTATCAACAGATTAGCGATGCCTTTGTCAAGTGGTACAGTTCGGGAGGCAAACAGCAGATCGCTGATTTTGGCTTGATGGCTGGCAGGACTCTAAGCCAGGGGATAGCAGACTTCTTCTCTGGCGATGATGGCAAGAACATGGCCGCTGATGCGGCCAAGACTTTTCTTATGAACTTCGCTGAGGGAATAAAAGATAACTTCCCGCAGATGGTTGGCGAAGTCATGAACAGCAGTCTCACCAGAGCAATTGCTACATTCCTGGTAGCCAGACGGCTTGGCGTTCCTCTTGCTCCTGCCATTGGTCTTGGCGCTGGTACTACAGGACTACCTAGTGGTGGTGGAGCATCTGGTGCTGCGACTGCTGGTTTGTTGGGAGCCGCTGCTCTGTGGCCGATGCTTGGTCTAGGTGGTGGACGAACTGGTGTTTCGGCTATGGGGAGTGCGGCCAGCGCTATCGGCAATATCTTCCGTGGTGGAGGCGGAGCCGCTGGTGGTGGAGGAGGAGGTGTCGCAGCGGCAGTTGCTCGGGCAGGTGGAGCAGCCGCTCTTGCAGCACAGCTAGGTGTCAGCCCACGAACAGTGCAACGATGGGCTGCTGGGACACAAACCCCATCGCCAGCCAATGCTGCTGCGATTGCTGCTTTCCTGGGCGGAGGCGGTGGTGGAGGAAGAGTAGCTACTGCTCTTGGGTCAACGTTGGGCAGGGGCAATCTAGCTCTAACAGGTGTCGCCACGGCGCTTGGGCTGTACAGCGCACTTACAGGACCCGAACAGGAGCGCGGTAGAGGCATAGGGAGTGCCGTTGGGACCGCTATTGGTGGTTTGGGTGGTGCGTTCCTTGGGAGTCTCGTAGCGCCTGGTCTGGGAACGTTTTTGGGTGGTGCTGGTGGGTCTATACTTGGCGGACAGCTTGGAGGTATGGCTGGAGATTGGGTCCAACAGAATCTCTTTGGTGCGCCGAAGCTTGCGACTGCTGGCAGTGGTCTAGGTCCAGGCACTGAAACTGCGGATGATCTAACTGCCATCTTCGCTCTGGGCATGAACAATAGCGACGCGGTGATACAGTTGGAGCAGATCAATCGTAAGATGGATCGTAATGCTGGTGCTCTAAGTGGCACAGCAGTGAAATCTGCTACTTCTAAAGCTGGTCTTGGTTCAGCAGGTACTGGACAACCTGGAGCAGCGGGTAGTCTAGAAGGTGCATTCGTAGATCAATACGGTGGACAGCTAACCAAAGCTCAGGCAGATGCAGCCTGTGGACCTGCTGCTGTAGCGTTCTTTGCGAAAGCCTATGGTCGTAATCCTACACTGGCGGAGGCATATGCCCTACAGAGTCAGCTCCAGGGAGCAGATATCGCGACTACAGGCGGAAGCAACATTGTTCAGATGGGCGCAGCGATTCAGAAGCTTGGCGCTCCCGCAGGAGAAGTATATCAGGGCGCAAATATCGACTGGGGACGTCTTGCGGAGAATGCAAAACAAGGCATTCCAGGCATTGTCAACATCGGACCGAACAGCAAGACGGGATGGCCTGGGCACTTCTTCCAGATAGGCGGCTACAATCCAGATAACAACACCTTCATGGTGGGTTCGAGTGGCACGAACCTCAAGGGTGGTAGTGCCTGGATGACTCCGCAGCAGATGATGGCCTTTGGTCCTGCTTTTGGAGCCATTTACGGTCAAGCAGCCACAAATCTGGGGGGTGGACGTACTCCTGGCGTCAACATACAGGGAAGCGGAGCCGTAGGCTCTGGGCGTGGCGACTTCCTGGCAGGCATGATCCCGCTTGCCAAACAGCTTGAGCAACAAACGGGCATCCCGTGGCAGGTGACCACAGCTATCGCAGCTAACGAAACTGGTTATGGCAGTAGCAATCTTGCCAAGACGCATTTCAACTTCTTCGGGATGCAAGGCTCTGGAGCAGGTGGAGATCGATGGGCACAGTACGGCAGCGCAGCCGAGAGTGTGGATGCCTTTGGTAAGCTGATTAGTGGTGGCGGTCGGTACGCGACAGCATTCGCGAAGGGCAAGGCAGGTGATGCTGGCGGCATGGTCCAGGCGATGAAGGATGCAGGCTATATCGTAGATGAGCCTGGCTTCCCAGCCCAAGCCTGGGTCAATCAAGTTCAAGGCATCATGCAGGGTCTACCATCTGGCGCAGGTCCAGGTGGCGGCGGAGGAGCTATACAGGTCAATGGCAACCTGATTGGCACAGTAGTCCTGGGTGGTGGTGCAAGTCAAGACGATGCAGATGCACTGGCGGCTATGATTGCAGATGCACTGGAGAATCTTATGAACACCAGCGGTGGCGGCACAGTTGGTCAGAATAAGATGTTCAAGCAATGACACCAGAGTATCCAGGTCCAGGCGAAGGTACCCCAGAAGCTCCCTGGACGCCAGGTATCGATCCAAGCCTTGGCCCCAATGACTACTTCGGCCCTACACTCATCAGTGTAGACCAATACTTCGATCCACAAGCGACAAGTGATAGCTGGCCTGGCAAGCAGGGCCTGAACATGAAGTCGCTGCACTGGACACAAAATGGAGAGTATTGGGATACATACGAAGAGGTTGGTCCAGGCGCGGCCACTATTGACACTGGCAATCCAGATCCTACCGCACCCGCGGACGATAGCGGTGTGCCTCCAGGTGGGACTCCTGGTAGTGGACCATACGGCAGTGTAGGCCCGAGCATCAACGGCATCCCGCTTACGTGGTGCGAAGAAGATGGCATAATTGGCGACCTCTATGGTGCCCAGAGCAATACTATCCAGATATTGCTTCAGGGGGTGCAAGATATTGGAGACTTCTGGTTTCCAGTAAATCCTGAGGAGCTAAGCGCTACTTTCGATAACGATAATGACTATGAGGTTGATGCCATTGGCGTAGGCGAGATTATTATTCCTGGTACCGAGCGCTTGGAGAGTGTGGGCTGGAGTAGCTTCTTGCCCCTGAATTATGACGATGGGTATGTGAGCATTCCATCTGGTTTATTATATGAACCAGACTATGCAATGCAGAAGCTCATCGAGACCAAGCGTAATAGACTCATTTGTTTCCTCACTATCGGCGGCACACCCTGGAATGACTTCGTAGTAATCAAGAGTCTCAAGTGGTCGGCGCATGCGGGTGAGGTTGGTGATATCTTCTACGATATCGAGTTCAAACGATACCGTGATGTCACTATCCAGACAGTTGACATTCCTGGCGCTGGTGTAACAGATCCTAGAGATGCACCTTCATCTTCAAGGTCGCAAGCAACTACGCCGAATTCCGATAACCCTAATGGCAGCGATAGTACTCAGCCCCAGGAGCAGCAGGTCAACGCTGCACCTACTGATGCGGCCAGTGTTGCGGTGGCTCCTGTTACAGTAAGTCCACAAGATGCTCTAAACAGGCTTGGCGGTGGATTTTCGGACGATAGGATTGTTCAGGATACGTACACTGTCATGCGTCCAGGTATGGCGATTACAGACGTATTCGATGATCTGAAGCGGCAGGGCCAGGGGGATTATAATTCCATTGAAAAGCTCATGTCCGACAATGCGAATAACCCTGTAAGTTATCCATCGTTCCTGGGTATTACTCCAGGTGTGCCAGACTCTTTTGTAAAGACGCACACCAAGGTTAGCGACTTCAGCCAGACTGATGCATTCCCCCTGGGTACCAAGTTCTGGTACATGAAGCGTCTGAAGCTTGTTAGTCCTCCAGTGGGTGCTGGTATTGGACGTACTACTCCTCTGCCTCAGGTAGTTGAGCAGCGGCCTAACAGTGGCGCAAGTCAGGGTGGTGCTGCTGGTGGAGGAGGCTTCTAATGCCGATAAACACATGGCCTCAAGTCACGGTACGCGGCACATCGCATACTAACCTGATTGATCCGTTTGCTCCACATGGCCCTAACGTCTACAGTCTGGGTGATCTAAAGCTCAACGCCTATCAGGTGTTGATCAGGGATCCCCATGCCGACCAGGGCTATGACCTGACGCCATTGTGTACGAGCTTACAGTGGGATTACGATCTAGACCAGGCGTGCGAGAAGTTTACGGTCACATTCGTAAAGGTCACAGGTATTGCCACGCTGTTGAGACCTCTGAATCACCTGATAATAACAGGTATCAAGGTCAATATCAACGGTGTGAGTACAGAGTACCAGCCCTTGAAGTTTGGGGTCATTATCGACACTGAATTGACCGATGCAGCTAGAGGTACTCTAACTGTTACGGCCTATGACATAATGTGGTATCTGGCAAATAACAAGGCCAGTCATATACTCAATGCTGAGACAGCTACGAGCTTTATCACTCGCATCGCGGCACTGTATGGCATCAAGATGGGTGCAACGGCCGAAACAGGCATCCAGATTGGCCCAGACATATTCCCAGAACGTACTATCTGGGATATGTTCGTTACCACACTCTCGCTCACCCGAGATATTGCGTACAGCAACAGGGTTATCGCAGCAGGTAGTGATCCATCGCTTGAGGATCCCGTAAACCCAGAGGATAAGGGCGACAGATACTATATCAGGACCAACTTCGATAAGGTCATGCTGCTGCGGAAGCAAGATCCTCAAAAGGCTTGGAAATTTGAGACTGGCAATATCTTTGCGGCCAGCAACAGGTGGAGCGCCCAGAACTATCGCAACGTGGTAAGAGTGTACGCACG